GCCCAGGCTCGCTGCAGTTTGCGCAACGCGGCGCGTCGAACCCCAAGGGCTCGCGCACCTCGACGCGCACGCGGTCGGCGGCTGCGACCGCAGCGTCTGCAGCGCGGTATGCTTCGTCGCGCATGGCGTCGACCTCCGCCCTGGGTCGGGCCACCGCTGGAGGGGGCTCGACCACAAAGGAAAGCGGGGTGCCATCGTAATAGCTACCCGGCTTCTCCGAGAACTGGAGCGGAGTGAGCGCGCCGTACTCGGTGCCGGGAAGGGCGGGTTTCTCTTCAAACTCCCGCTGCAACCGGACTAGAGCCTCGGACGGCACGCACAGCATACTTGCGTAAATCGACATCACCAGATCGGGGTCCGTCCCCTCGCTAGTGTACGACCCCATCGTAGTCATGCGCTCGAAGTCGAACGCCGAAAAGAATGCGGGGTCGAGCCGCAGCACCGGCTGGGCGCGCAGGCAGGCGCGCCAGTAAGCCGAGAGCAGCGGAGTCGTTGGGTCGTTGACGAGACAGCCGGCGGCGCGCATTGCCATGGCCATCATCTTCGTCCTCCCCGGAGGGACCTCCACAAGGTGAATTTTCGAAAGCACGCGCAAAGCGCACGCCACGTTGTTCACGCTGTCCCAGGGGGAGGGGTAGAGCCGGCCTAGGAAGTGACAGGGACCATCGTCATAGACCCGTGACTTGACCTTGAGGCCGTACCCGTCAAGCCCCGCGTACGCCCGCGAGGACAGATACCGAACGAGCCCATCGTCGCCCGAAAACAGGCACGACATAACGTGGGCCCACGCGGCATCCCGACTCATTCCGTGAGCACGGGCCTTGAGGAACTCAATGAACATGTGGAAAAGAGTGTTCCTCGTGGTCGTGTTGCGCCGGCCACTGTAAGTGCCGACGCCGTACTCGACGGAGCGACGCATGACGTAGTCCGCGTCGGGACCTAAGTCAGCGCGCAACCGAGCGCCGAACGCGTGTTCCAGAAGGGTGCGCCACTCAAGCGCGCCCTCGGGGCCGTACAGTGCGGTCATGACAGCATGCTCGACTGCGACGGCCAACGGCCCGACAGTGGCGTCGAACGACGAGAAATCAATCTCATCGAGCGACACCTTGTCCTCGCGCGCCCTGGTGTGAAGGGCGTGCACAGAGCGCTCGGTGTGGCCGCAGTCGCGGCCCGCACCCCAGCAGGGAAACCGTTGCGCGTGCTCGTAAAGCGGAATCGTGAACTTCCCCAGCTTGAAGGCCGTGGGTCCCTTTTCCGCGATGATTACGCGCGGCGACTTGCCCTCCCCGACGGGCTCACGTTTGATGAATGACGTGAACCACGACTGGGCGATGCCGTACGTGGTGGAGAGGCCCTCGTACTCCTCCAGCATGTGCGGCTTGAGGTGCGTCTCCAACGCCTCGTCCGTCAAGGGCTGCAAGCGGATGCCGCCCGCGAAGTAACGGGCAAAATACCCGGCCTCGCGTACGGCGTCCTCAGGGACCCTGTAATCGGGGATGTGGGCTAACCCACGCTCAACGATGGACCGGCGCATGGCCTGCCCCCCCCGGAGGGGTACGGTGGCGGACGACCGGACGAGCGGTGCGTGGACAGACTGTATTTCAAGCTGCGCACCCTGGTCGTCAGGAATGGTCGTTGCAGTCGCCATGACACACTCCTCAGGGACGGGGCGTGGCATGGTCCCGAAGTTCATGCCCGCGCTGACTGCGTGGGCGACCAACGGGAAAGCACCCTCATCACGGAGGCCGGTCGACAGGATGTGGTACTGGGACGCCTTTGCCGCCAAGACGTAACGAGTAACGACACCGATAAGAACCGACGTGGGCACCTTGATGTGGGTGTGCGAGCCGGCCCAGCAGAGTTGGGTGTAGTCGGGTCCCATGAGGACGTTGACGTTACCAAACCGTTTGACTGCGAGGTCGGCTGCAAGGAATGACGCGGAGTTGCTGTGCCTGCAACGGCGGCCGCAGTAATGCAACGGGCCGGGGTTGTAGGTCGTGTAAGTGATGGCGCCGCCGAAGACACCGGGCGACGGCTCGGTGTCGAGGGCAAGGTGGCGCGCGAACGGCAAACACGGTAGGCGAACTGTGGCGTCGCTGGCCAGCGGGCGGCCCCGGGGCGCCTGGACGACTTGTCCAGAGAGGCGCCCGCGACCGGCGAAAAGCACGTCGCTGCCGTGCACGTTCGCCAAAACCGACCCGTCGTCCAAGGACAGCGAGTGCGGCGCGACGCACACGTAAACTCCGCGCCTGCCGATCAGCGCTCGGAACCAGGCCGATGGCCAGAACGTCGTGACTGGCCGAAGCCACGACGGATGCAGGGTGGTCTGCAAGTCGCGAGCCAGGGACTCGCGACCGAGCTCGACAACGCAGCGGTCGTCGTAAGACGCCGCGGCGTACGGGGTGTCGAGCG